CAAGAGAACAATTTTCAAGGAGAGTATTAGAATCAGACGACTACTATAATGGGCAAATCTCTGTCCGAGTCCATGGTTCTCATATCAAGAATAAATTATGACATATCTACTTTTCGCTATCGCATTAGGATTATCCACAGTCGCCGAATGGTACGCCATCGTCGGTCTGATGGCTATCTTTGCTTCAGCCCCAATTCCTATCGCTATTATGGGCGCACTGTTGGGAGCATCTAAACTAGTAATCGCATCTTGGTTATATCGTAACTGGAAAGAAATCCCGTTACTAATGAAGACCTACTTCACCATCTCCTTACTAATTCTGATGTTCTTAACTTCAATGGGTATCTTCGGTTTCTTATCGAAGGCACACTTGGATCAAGCTGTTCCATCTGGTGATGTTATGGCTAAATTAAATATTGTTGATGAGAAGATTAGAACTGAGAAGGATAACATTGATGCCAACCGCAAAGCTCTTAAACAGATGGATGAGGCTGTTGACCAAACAATGGCACGCACAGATAATGAAAACGGTGCCACTAAAGCAGCATCTTTGCGTAGATCGCAGCAGAAAGAACGTAGTCAATTGGCTGCGGACATATCCAAATCGCAGGTTAACCTTGCTGCCTTACAAGAGCACCGTGCGCCCATCGCTTCTGAAGTACGCAAGGTTGAAGCAGAAGTAGGTCCAATCAAGTACATTGCTGCTGTAATCTACGATGAGAAACTTGGTGATGACATCCTAGAAAAGGCAGTTCGATTCGTCACTATGATGATTGTTGCTGTGTTTGATCCACTGGCAGTCCTCTTACTGATTGCAGCTAACTGGAATCTAAAGAGAAACGATGTTAAAGATACAGAGCCTGAAGACGATTACCAATTACCAGAACCACCTGCTCCAATAGAAATTCATATCGAAGATACTGTTGATACTGCGGAAGAAGTCGACCTACCAGAGCCAGAGAAATCGTTGGCTGCAGCTGCTAAAGAAGCACAAGAGAACATCGCTCTAACTAATGAAGATGACCTCAATGTAACAGTTGAAGAGCCATCTAAGGACTGGGAACCAGAGCTATATTCAAGAAAACAAGTTAAGAATACTGATGAAGTCATTGGTGGCAAAGCTCAATCATTCTTGAATAAAGTTAGGGGCGCTCCAGCAGTTCAAGTGAAAACAATAGAATTAGAAGTAGACGAATTGCAAAAAGCTAAATCCTAAATATGTTGTAATGAATTTACAGCTATAAAGGCTTGCAATGTGCAAAAAAGATCACGGTGGTGGTCTTTTTGTTATGTCTATATCAATCAAATCTGATTCGATAAACCTCCACCAAACCATTAATCCTATCACCAAGGCGAAGTGATATGGATCCGCTAACCCTGTTTATGTTAGCCAACTCCGCTGTGGCAGCGGTGAAGCAGGGGTGCAAGCTCTATAAAGACATCAAGAGTGCTGCTGGCGAAGTCAAAGACGTTCTCAAAGATCTTGACGAACAGTTTCATAAATTACACCCACCTGAGAAACCACCCACCATAGAGCAGAAGAACCAATACATTCGTGAAAAGAACGAAGTCATTGAGTTAAACAAGAAAGCCAACGCTGGTGAACACGATGGTATCTACCGTGAAATCGGTGAACATCTAGGTACTTACTACGATAACTTCTATAAGTGCATGGCTGTGTTCGAAGAAGAAGAACGCCGTGCTGAGAACGAAGTGTACACTGGCGAAGCCTCTCTTGGTAAACGTGCTCTACAACGTGTTCTAATGCGCAAGCAACTAGAGCAGATGTCTGTGGATCTACGTGAACTCATGGTCTACCAATCCCCACCTGAACTCGGCGCTCTTTACACTGAAGTAGAAGCAATGATGAAGCACATGGGTCAGACCCAACGTGTTCTCGTTGCCAAGCAAATGAGAAATCAAGATCTTGAAGCTAAAAGAAGAAAGCACCGATTAGAAAAACTGCGTGCTGAAATCGCCATCGGTATCTGTGGTTTAATATTTGCTTCATTTATTGGTATGATTTTTGTTTATGTCGTTAATGATAGAATCCAAAAGTATCCACATCTTGGAACTGATTGGATACCTAAAACAGAAGAGCAGCGAAGAAAAGAAGCTGCACCAAAAGTTTGGACAGGAAGATGACTATTAGAAAGAAATGGGACAGCCTTATGGAATATAGTCTTGCAATGGCTGCAGGGCTTATTATAATCCTAGGTGGTGTTGCTCTACTATTTGTGGTTGGAGTGGCAGTAATAATAACTAAGTTTTTGGTTTTCATTAAGTAATAAATAGAAAAAAGAAAAGGGATCTATGGCACAAGAAGACCACAAAGGCGCATTCATTGAGAAGTTACTCTTTGCATTGCTACCGTTAATTATGGCAGGTGTTGGTTACTTGCTAAATTCGGTGAGTCAACTAAATCACCAAGTGACGATTTTAGAAAGTAAAGTAAGTTTAGTGGTAACACAGGACAACAAGCAAGCTAGTAACACTGGCTCGGAACTTGCCCGTGAAAAGTTACGCCAAGACTTGACTGAGGCTATCCAAAAGAACCGTGATGCAATCCAAGAAAATAGACAGATGATTGCAATTCATGAAGAAAAGATGAAACAAATGGCTAAAGGAAAATAATATGGCAGAAGAAGTTAAAAAAGTGCCCACACGTAGCGAGCGTGAAGCCGCTATTAAAGATAAAGCAGGTTTGGTAATTGTTGTTATGGCTTTGTTCTTAGCTCTGAACACTTACTACTCTAACTCATTTAGTGGCACTGCCATGACCAACTTGATCGAAGCCAGTGATACATATGGCTTCTTTCAAGCCAAGTCTATCAAACAAGCTATCGCTGAAGGTCAATTAGAAGAAGCTAAGTCTCCAGAACGTAAGGCTGCTTTACAAAAGAAGATCGACCGTTACGAGTCTGACCCAAAGTCAATGGAAGGTAAGAAAGAACTACTTGCCAAAGCAACTCATCTAAAAGAGATGCGTAATGAAGCCAAGCTACATAGCCCATGGTTGACATTCTCTGGTATGTTATTCCAGATAGCTATCGTATTACTATCAGCCTCCATCATTGCAGTTGACACTCGCATGTATTGGGGTTCTTGGGGAGTGGGCGCTCTTGCCCTATTACTAATGACCCAAGGCATCTGGCTTTGGTTACCGATCTAAGGAAACTAAATGTCACACGAACAAGACTATTACGTGAATGTTGTTAATGATATAAATGCTGTTGTTGCAGAATCAGCTGGAACTTTATTTGCATATAATAATGCTTCTATAAACGTCAACCGTGGATGGACTATGGATGACACTATGCGCCCAGTGATGAGTTTTCGAGTTAATCCATCAGGCACTACTGTTGCAGATTTATTAGAAATTATTGAATATGAAATTGGTAATAATAATGCCAATCAATCAACTATCGTTTATGAATGGTACGAAGGTGAGTTAAATATCTCTGGGACAGCGATTCCATCTTGGTCAAGTCTTGGCACAAAAATTCAATATCGATTATATCAAGATAAGTATGGTTCTAACACAGGTAATAGTTTTACCCCTAATGGTGCTGTTATGCGACATAGTGGTGTGATGATTGGTAAAAATACAAGTGGAGATGAAGCCCCTGCGACTATGCATGGTGGTACTACACCAAATATGTTGACATTATGTATGCGTCGTGTTGATAACTCTACCAAGTTAGACGTATGGATGGCTTTTACATTTAAAGAACTATTGTGATCCTTTAGTTTTCTAACTAGAATAACCCCTCTGCAAAGAGGGGTTTTCATTTATCCCTTGACAAACCACTTGACTTAGGACATAATTCACTGTGTTAGGGTTCATTGAGGAATAAATATGAAACTGCTTTTAATCCGTGGTCTTCCAGGTTCTGGTAAGTCCACTCTTGCTAAGAACTTGATTGGTTGGTACTGGCATCTAGAGACTGACCAATTTTGGATGGTTGACGGTGAGTACAAATTCGAGTATACTCGTCTAGCTGAAGCACACAAATGGTGTTTAGATAAGACTCGTGAGATGATGACACATGGCCAAAGTCCAGTAGTGTCGAATACGTTTACTACAAAGAAAGAATTAAAACCTTACTTTGATCTTGCAAAAGAGTTTGGTATTGTTCCAACTGTAATGGTGTGTCAGTCTAACTGGGGTAACATCCACAATGTACCTGAAGAAAAGCTAAAGCAAATGGCTGAGCGTTTTGAATTTGATATTGGAGAGTTGTATGAGTGAATTAAGCGTGACGATGGAACAATCGTTGAAAGAACTTAGTGAAGGGAACCAAGAGGTTCTGTTAATCACTCAAGAAGAATGTGCTGAGGTTATTCAAGCTATCAGTAAAGTTTTTCGATTCGGTGTTGCAGACAGTCATAATGGTAAGACTAATCAAGCCCACTTGGAAGAAGAAATAGGTGACTTGCTTTGTATGATTGATATTCTTATTGATCGACATTTTGTTAGTAATGATATCATCTTGCAAGCTAAGGCAGCAAAGTATGAGAAACTGCGTAAGTGGTCCAACATTTTTGGAGAGAAAGAATGACAGAAGATCGTCAGGCAGTTATGATGAGAGTGTTGCAAGGTGAACTCCCTGCGACTGATGTGACAATAGAAGAACTACAAGAAGTAGAAGAATTATTGTTTGAACTAATTGCAGACCAGAAGACACCGTTTGCAACCCACGAGACACTACAATGAAAGTTGCTTTGTAAGAAGATATGGCGTATAATAAAAGTATGAAACCTAGAGACTTGGTCGCAAAAGACCTTCGAACTCCCAAGTACCGCATGCGTGTAGTTGAGAGCAAGGTTAAGTACAATCGCAAACCTAAGCACAAGAAAGAGTCTTATGAAAGAGAGCAAAGTTCTTTACAAGGGTGAGTTGTTTCGTGGTGGTCTTATGACTACTGTAGATGTGATTGAGCATGACTATGATGTCATTGAGGTCACACTTCGTAAACAGCTGCCCGATGATACTGGTGATTACATCTTGGACAACAAGTACCAGATGTTATTTACCAACCGTGAGTTTGATGAGTTTTTTAAACCATTCTTATATAATATGAAAGAGAGATTTGATGATGAGCCTAGAACAAACCAACCTTGATCTTCTAAAGGAAAATCTTCTTGAAAAATTGCGCACTAATGAAGCCACAGTCAAGTTTACCAAAGCAGATGGTACAGAGCGTACCATGCGATGCACCCTTGTCGAGTCTAAAATTCCAGCAGACAAGCGACCAAAGTCAACAGAGGCGCAAACTAGCAGCACTGTTGGATCCGCTATCCGAGTTTTCGATATGGAAAAAAGCGAATGGCGCTCTTTCCGTTTGAGTTCAGTTATTTCTTACTAAAAGGTGATTATTATGAGTAAAATTTTGATTTTGTTGTTGGTTATTGCAGTGGTGGTTTTGTTCCCCTTGGCTGTTATCTGGTCAGTGAACATGTTGATTCCAGCAGCTGCAATTCCAGTGTCGTTTGATACTTGGTGTGCTGTGGTTGTATTGGGTATGTTCTTCCGAGGCGAAAGTACTCTTAAGTTCAAGGCTTAATTATGGAATATGAAATTGCATTCGCATTAGCATTTGGTGCTCTATGCGCTGGCATCTTCTGGGCGCATCGTCGTAGTGTTCGTCTTGAAAAAGAACGCCATGAACGTGTGATGCGTGAGATTGAAGAAAACAACGAACGACTACGCCAAGCCCGTGCTGAACGTCGATCTAAGATGTCTCAGTGGTCTACAACTCCAGTATCTGCAACTAAAGTGACTGAGACTCGTGCTCATCAAAATCGTTATGCAGATCGTCGTCCTGTTGCTGTTGATGACAACAGTGATATGTTGACCATGATGATTCTTCAGAATGCAATGAACAGTTCTTCTGATACTGTATCTGGTTCAGTTCGTTGGGATAACGATACACCAACTATCACTCCAACTCCATCTTCTTCTTACGAATCTTCTAGTTCATCTAGCTATTCAAGCTACAGTTCTAGCGATTCTTCTTCTAGCTACTCGGACAGTTCTTCTTCTGATAGTGGCTCTTCATCTAGTGATTAAGGAAATATATGATTTCATCCCCAGCAGACCGTAAAAAGTTCAAAGACGCTATCCAAGAGATTAGCAACTCAATGACTCGCAAAGAGGCAGAGAGTGATTTGATTCGAGAGATCGTGAAAGAACTCAATGCTGAGTTCCAACTCCCAAAGAAAATCATCAATAAGATTGCAAAGACTTACCACAAGCAGAACTTTACACAAGAGCAACAAGACCACGAGGACTTCGAGACCCTCTACGAGGAGGTTACAGGGGTCCAAAAAAGTGCTTGACACTTAACCCGATTTGCGGTATAATATATTATTAATTGGAGGCTAAGAACCTATGGCGACTACCGCAAAACGTGCAAAAGCACACGCAACCCTGCGTAAGACTATCGACGAACCAATGTTGGATCAGGACAACTACAATGTTTCCCTGACCAACGCATTGGTTTGGTATCGTGATAATGTAGATGAAAAGAAGATTCGCAAATTCGCTTTGGAATACTTCGCAAAACTCGGCAAGAAAACAGAAGTGCTTGCTATCAATAAAGCAGATGACTATGATGTTCGCCAACTTGGTGTGCTCTGTCGTCTCGTGTCAAATGAAAATGTACTGAGCGATGACCATATGAAGACCATTGACAATATGGTTACTCATATCATCCGCAAAGAAGCATTACCTAAAAAGATTAAAGAAGATAAAACCGTTATTGTCCCAGTGGCGACAGTATCAATTCAAGACCGCATGGAAGAAAAGGCACATGATCTTGCTGGTGAAATTGAAGGTGCTATTGACGACTTTGTTCTCAATAAGTGCAAGTCTGACTTTTCGACAAAGAATTATCTCTTGGCTAATCAAGTGGCTGGACCTATTGCTAAACGCATTGGAGAGATCTTTGTGCGTACTGCCGAAGAAATTAGAGAAGCGATTGAAGCTAATGATGAACAATTGGTAGAAGGTTACTCCCATCTCAATAAGCGAGAACTAAAACGCTTTGCTGAATTTGTAGAAGGTATTATCTCTGACTGCCAACAACAAGTACAGACTGCTAAGGCTAATCGTGCACCACGCAAACGCAAGGCAGTGTCTCCAACTAAAGTGGTTTCTAAGATGAAATTCATGCGTGACTTTGCTGAACTTAATCTCAAGTCTTGTAAGGCAGAGGATATCTTGACTGCCACTGAACTGTGGGTGTATAATACTAAGTACCGCAAGGTGACGGTGTATAAGTCTGATGGTGGTACTCTGTCTGTTAAAGGCACTTCAATCCTCGGATTCGATATCAAAGAGTCCAAGACTATGACACTGCGCAAGCCAGAAGAATTCTTCAAAGGTCTTGCGATGGGTAAACGTGCTATCAATGGTGCGTTTAAGAAACTAACAACCAAACCTTCAGTGCCAAATGGGCGAGTGAATGAAGAGTGTATCTTGCTTGGAGCATTTTAATGGAATTCCACTATCTTGCAGAAGGTATAGATGCAATTGTTGTTGATGGGGTTTATTATGAAGAAGAGTATAAATCTATTGTAGATGAGCAGATATCTCTGATACCTTCTTTGATGCCACCAAACAAAACTGCAGGTGCATTATCTGAAGATGGTTCTCGTATTATTAAAAGTAATCATGGTATCTTTATTGAGAACACCAATACTTCTAAAATTATTACTATAAACTTTTCTAAGTTTACATCAGATGAATTCTATAAAAAAGTAATAGAATTAAACCCCATGTATAAAATTTATAGAGATATGGACAGCCCATCTACTCTATTGTCTTACTATGGTGATGGTGACCATTATGATAAACATAAAGATGCATCAATATTTACTATTCTAGTTTATGCATTTAAGAATAAACATAATAAAAAGTTTTCTGGTGGAGACGTCTTTCTTTACTCTGCAGATGAATCTAAAAAGGCAACAATAGAAGCTATCCCAAATAGGGCTATTATTTTTCCAAGTTGCACCATGCATGGTGTGACACCTGTGGTAGCTAACGATAAATTTGATTTCAACAAAGGAGATGGTAGGTTTTGTATCACCCATTTCTTAAATAAAAAAGACCCAAGATTATGATTTTAATTGATTACAGCCAAGTTGCCCTAAGCACTATCCTTACGTTCCAACGAGAACTCAAAGGTACTGAGTCTGAGGTTAAGAACCTTATTCGTCATGTAACCTTATCCACAATCAAGTCGTATAAACGCAAGTATGGTAAAGAGTACGGAGAGATCGTTATTGCTTGCGATGGTCGTAAGTACTGGCGCAAGGAATACTTTGAATTCTACAAAGCCTCTCGTAAAAAGAACCGTGATGCATCTGACCTAGACTGGAAACTAATCTTTGATACGTTGACTGAGTTGCGAGAAGACATTGCCACTCACTTTCCATATCGTGTTGTTCACGTAGACCGAGCAGAAGCTGATGATGTTATCGCTTGTTTAACTCGTTGGGTTCAATCTAACCAACTGGTTCAAGAAGGTCTTGTTGAAGAACCACAGAAGGTTTTGATCTTATCATCTGATAAAGACTTCAAGCAACTCCAACTGTACTCAAATGTGAATCAGTGGTCGCCGATGGTCAAGAAGTTTATCACAGCTTCTAAGAAAGATATCCAAGACTTTATGGTTGAGCATATCGTTAAGGGTGATGCTGGCGATGGTATCCCGAACATTCTTTCCAAAGATGATGTATTTGTTAAAGGTGAGCGTCAGAAACCAGTCTCTGCTAAACGTCTTGCTGAGTTTATTGAATTGGGTTACGATGCTTGTCGCACAGATGAAGAGAAACGTAACTGGAAACGTAACTCTGTATTGGTTGCATTCGATAACATCCCACCAGATGTTGATGAAGAAGTCATCGTTACCTATCTAAATAACAAACCGAAGGGTGACAAGATGTCTATAATGAACTATCTCATTACACATAAGTGTCGCCTACTATTGGATGACCTAGAGGACTTTTAATGAGAAAATATCTGACACAAATGCTTGATGAGATCAATGCTGATCCAAAAGCTATTAACAATTATAGGGGTGATGCTGTACTAAAGCTAGCCTTCGAGTATGCATTCGATCCAGCCAAGAAGATGATTCTTCCAGAAGGCACACCACCATTTAAGCCAGCGGCTGAGCCTATGGGTATGACACCGACTAACTTGTTTAATGAGATGCGTCGCTTGTATGTGTTCTGCCGAGCAGACCTTACACCACTAAAGCGTGAATCATTATTCATCTCTTTGCTAGAAGGTGTGCATCCAGAAGAAGCCACAGCACTTATCGCTATCAAAGATCAAGCCTTACACAAGTTGTATAAGAAGATTACCGCTAAACTTGTAACTGAAGCTGGTTTTATTGCTCCTCCAGTCGAACAGAAACGTGCAACACCTTGAAGATGAAGACAGAGGATTCCTCCTCTTTTTACTGAGTCTCGAAGCAGATGAATTCGAGATGATGCTCAACGCTATGTCCAGAGAAGATGCAATGCGTGTCTTGGTTATGATCCAAATGGCCAAGGATGAATTGTTTGACGATGAGATGGAAGAAGATGGAATGAGAGAAGCCAATGAAGTGCTCAATAGGATTATGAAATTATGATGTTTTGGTTTAAGAAAAAGAAAGTTGTGTTTGACTGCTTTACGCATGATCGTGCTGCTCATGACATATATCCTATTCGCAAGTCTATGCCGTATTACCCCGAAGTCATCAAGCAGATGCCACCAACTGTCACTATGACAGACCCCAGAACAAATAATGATGTTCCAGCATCTACTATGAAATTATGTAGTGGTATCAATGGTTTATATAAACAAGGTGCTATAATTCCATTCTGGGATGATTACATTTGTCAACCCAATAAAGCTATTGTAGAGAAAAAATCTAGATTGGGCGTTTCTTCTCAAGAAGTTCATGAACATTCTAGGCTACAATTTCCAGGTATGTTTGATGATTTTGTTAATGTTAAATTC